CTATCAAGATCTTCCTTTCTAATTAATTCTTTTAAATCTTCTTTTATTGTAGAGATCTCTTGAGAAACAGTTTCAACTTTTTCTAAGTTCTCTTTAAAACTATCAAATGTATTTGTAAAGTCGGATAGTGATTTAATATGATTTAAATTATCTTTAAAGGAATCAAATGCTTCAGAAACTTTCTCAATTTTTTCTGGACGTGCGGAGTCATACTCCTCTTTTATCTGATCTAAAGGAGTTTTATTTGTATCTTTAAAAAAATCTGAAGGCTTCTTTAATGCCACTTTTGATATATCTCCACTACATTTATTATTTATTGTCTTCTTTTAAACCATTCTTCAACATCTTTGCTAAATCTGCAGTAGACCCAACAAATAGTGCATTGTTAACAGTAGAAGGACCTTTTGATTTAGTGTCTTCTTCAACATCTTTTAATTTTTTCTGAAGATCCATTAATTTGTCAGTTGCATCTGCAACATTTTTAATTAACTGACCTGCAACTTCATATGCTCTAGGCATCTCACTTTCCTGTGCTAATTCAAGAATTCCATTAATTGCTTCTTGACCCTTTTCAATTATACTATAAAGATTTCCGCGAGTATACTCATAATCTTTTGTGACATCATCAGGTCTAGACTTAACAACTTCTTGAACTTCTTTTTTTACAATTTCAGCATCAATAACATCATTCGAAACATTAAAGGTATCATTTAGATCTTCAAATTTGCTGCCGGTTTTCATAAGAAACCACCATCAAATCCAAAGTTATCACCTTCTTCAATGAGAGCACTATCTACACCAATTGGACCAAAGGTTGGTGTTGTAGTTTCTGTATAGTCGATACCTTTGACCGACGCCCCAGAAACATGTTTTTCCGCCTTTGTATTATCCCTTCCCCTGTCAACTGTAATCTTATTATCCGTTTTAGATCTAACGAATAATTCTTCATCTCCAATGAAAATATATTTGTCTGCTTTAATCCCAGTAGCATCTGCAACTTCAAATGTTTTTGTTGTTGCAGTTATATCTTGTGCTAATGTTGTGACAACGTTATTAGTGTAAGACTTTAATGCTCTTGCAGTTGCAGAATATGTAAGTTCTCTTGTAGTATTTGTGGTATCTGTTCCAGTAACAAAACTGACAGTTGCTCTCTTGATAATATCTTTAGAAGCAGTAGATGTAGGACCAAAGAGATACGTCTTTGCAGTAAATCTTAAAGTATAATACAATACTCTTCTGGTGCTAAAATCACCCTCATAGTCATCTTGCATGGTAACACTTTCCAATACAATTGGAACATCTCTCTTTTCTTTAATCTGATCAACCAATTCTATGGTCAAATTATATGAGGGTTGGAAATATGGTAAAATTTGTTCTACAATTTGAAGAGCATCATCATTTAATTTTGTGAAAATACTCAATTCAAATTGCATATTATAAGGAACTGGCATGAATGACTTTTTACTTTCAGTTCCGTCATCTTTATCTTTTGCTATGAAAGTTTGAGTTGTAGTTACTTTTCTACTAGGATCATAAGTTAATCCAGTAAACTCAAATGACATTCTTGGCAAAGTAATTGCCGTTGGTTTGTTAAGGTCTGGTGATTGCTCTATTCTAGCTAAAAACTTTTGTGTTGGTCCATAAGCCAAAGGAATTCTAAGAACAGAATTTTCCTGCTGAACCTCTATTGAATTGAATAGGGTTCCGAAACCAATGATGGTTCGTCTTAGTATTTCGTTATAGAAATATTCAAACATGATTAAACCTTAACACATTAATACTACCAATAAGACTATTTAGGGCATTCCAAAAGGATTCTGTTCACTAAAGTCTAATATAGAATCTGCGGCACTTTCTATATTAAAATTATCCGCAAATGGATCATTATCAATTGTCTTGTCAATGGTTCTTAGAGTTTTCGTAGCACCTGAAGTTGAACCAGTTAATGTTTCGCCTACAGAGAATGATCCAGATACATTAGCAATCTCAAGAACATTTGTTGTAGAGTTCCAAGATCTTACCCTTGCAGTTACTCCAGTTGTAGACCCAGTAATAATTTCATTAAATACAAATTGTCCACTAGAAGTTGAGAATGGTTCAGAGATAGTAATATCTGGAGGAAGTATATATTTGTTTCCAGTATCAGTCACGTTAATACTAGTAATTGTTCCTGCCGCACTAATGACAGAGAGTCCTGTAGCACTTGCTACGCCAACAACTTGATCTATGTAGTTCTTATCACCTACAGTATTAGATATAGAAACTACCGGAGGTGATAAGTATCCACCACCACCATAGGTAACTGCAATACCAGTGACAATACCACACTTATCAATACCAAATTCAAATACTGACGTGGCAATTCCCACATTTGTTGAAGATTGATTTATAGAAACAGTGCTAGATCCAATAGATGTAACAAATGTATCTGCTGGTATGAAGTTATATAGATCACTATATCCAATACCAAGTCTTACTCTATCACCAACAAGAATATTTGTCGTAGTAATACCAGTAATAGTTGTAGATCCTATACCAATAGTTCCTTGAGTTTTGACAGAATTAAATCGAATTGTTGCAATACCAAGTGCTCTAAATGCCTCATTCGCTCCTCCAGGAGCACCAATAGAGACGGTTGGAACAGAATTATAACCAAATCCACTATTACCGATGCTAATGGTGCTTACAGTGCCTGCAATTGACACAGTAACACTAGCAGTTGCTTGTACTGGTGATGGACTTCCAGAGAAAGAAATGCTAGGTGCCACTGTATATCCAGCACCAATTGTCACTCCCGTTCCTGTTGCCCAAGAATCTGAAGTATTAAAGGATATTGCAGTAACAATACCAGTTATTGGATGAATTGTTGCAATACCGACAGCAACTTGAGTTGGGGCATCCATTGTCCCAGATGTAGAGATTGCAACAGTAGGTGCAGTTGTGTATGCTCTACCAGTGGTACTAAATGCAATAGAACCTGGATTTACAGAGGAACCAGCAATACCTATTGTTGCGGCCGCAAAACTTGTTCCTGGATGTGGGATTGTTACTGATGGGACGCTGGTATAGAATTTACCTCCAGTGGTTAATCCAAGTGTTTCTACTGTTCCTCCCGTCAGATTAATATCATCAAGGGTTGCAGTTGCTTCTGCACTATTTCCAGTTCCTGTTGGTAGATCAAATATAATTGCAGGTGCTTTTTTATAGAAGACACCACCAGATGTTCCTCCAGGAAATAGATATGCAGATGTGCCAATACTAATGGTTGCAGAAGTTACACTTACACCTCCACCAACTATTGGAGAGTCTAAAGTTGCTGTTGCCGCTGCTCCAACATGCTTTGGTCTTGAGAATGTTACTACTGGAGATTCAACAAATCCCCCACCAGAATTTGATAAAGTTACTATACCAACACCTCCAATTTCAGTAAGAGATGCAGATGCAATAGCACCAGAACCAGTATTATCGGTAGTACTAAAAGTTACTGATGGTGAAGTTGTATATCCAGATCCAGCGTTTATAACATCAACTCTTTGAACGGATTGAAGTCTTGGGTTTGAATTAAGATTGCAAACATTTATTCCACCAATCATTGATGCAATACCGACTGCCGTTACTCCTCCTACTGGTGCAGAAGATACTTGCACTGCAGGAATCATGCCGTATCCACCACCTCTATTAGTGATAGTAAATTTTCTTATACCACCAACTACGATTCCGGAAATCGCAGATGCACTAACAGCATTTCCAACCATAGTAAGTGTTTGTGTATATCCCTGAATGGTATTAATCCCATCGTCAGTTAATCCATCAGTTTCATCTCCGAGTAATTCATTATCAATATCTTCGATTCCAGTATCGATAACTTCATCTTGATAACGGAAGAGTTCGCAATATAATTCATAAACATAGAGATTTTGTAATTGATAATATGGTTTTGCATATTCAATGTCTTTAATCTCATAAAGTCTATCATCAAGGGGAAACCATATTAAATCCCCACCTTTTGGGCGGGTAGAAAGTTTTATATTTGCTTGCCCCTGAATTAATGGAGTAATATAATCTTCATATCTTTCTCTTGATATAATCAATCTAACTTCATCTTTAGACTCAATACCAAATTTTGATAAAACATCTCCTGCGCCAGAATAAGCATCATAATTATCAACATATGCCTCAATTGGCAAAGCACTATCAAATTTAGATTGTACTACTTCTCTTATGACTGTATTTTCAGTCATATACTTTCTTGGAATGTAGTATATGTCAACACCATACATTCTCAATTGTTCATTGATTAGACTCTGAACTAAATTTTGCTCAGAAGAAGTTCCCTGAGTGAAGAAAGGATTTAATGCCATTAGCCTATCATATCAAGCGGTGGTAATTCATATGTATTCGACATTACCTCTTTGATCTTATCCAATTCTCTCTCTGCATCATCATATATTTGTCTTCCATTTAATTCAATTCCACCCGGAAGTTTAACACCTTGAAATTTAATTAAATTTTGACCCCATTGTCTTTTGATGAGAGCAGTTAAATATCTTTTTAAGAACGAATCGTTATAAACTCTTGCAAAATCGTTTGGATCTAAAAGTCTCCAACAATCTAGAACAATATACTCACCTAATGTCACATTTCCCCAATCAACATCCAAATACAATCTATCTTGCCTTTGATTAAATCTTATTTGCTTCTCAGTATTTAATAAAAAATCAATATCAGAAAGATATGTTTTTGTCATTGCATATGATAACATCTCCATGGAATTAAAGAAATATAGATCATTTAGAAATAACTGATACTTAAGACTAAACATTCCATTAGATATTGTGCTACTATCAAATCTGAATATTTTGTTAATACCAATTACTGCTGGAGGTACTTGAATATAATTACTATTTTCTTCATATGGAAATGATACTGTAGCACCATCAATAGTTGTACTTGCAGTTGTAGTTACAATTCCTATCGGATTAGTTCCTCCTCTCCCTTGACCCCTATCAATATCTTCTTGAGTTATTTTATATTTTAAATATGTCTGAACTACGCCATCAAAATGCCTTTCATGAAAGTATTGCAATGCATCATCAACTAAATCATCAATCTGCTCATCAGCAACGTTTATCTCCAATACAGGAGCACCTAGCTGCCTCTTACAGTAATTAACTAGATCTATTCTACTTGCTGGTTGAGCCATTTATTCTCTAGTTTCCTAAATGTATTTATGGTGCTGCAGATACTACTGGGACTACCATTATATTACCATTTACTAAAGTATAGGTTGTAGATCCACTTTTAATTAGAACATCATATACATATCTTCCTTCCGCAAGATTTCTAGTTGCAACTGATCCTAAAGAAATTTTTAATTTACCACCAATAGCACTAGTAATTCCTACTGCAAATGTTGTTGTAATACCTAAAGTTGCACCAATAGACACGCTTTTTGATATAGCAGCAGATCCAGTATAACCTGTTAGATTAAAATTATTATTTGCATCGTCAGTAACATTAAAAGTAGTATTAAAATCAGAACCACCGTAAATAGTTAAATTTGCACCATAAGGTACTCCAGTATCAGGATTAAATGTAATACTTCTACTCGGCATTTGTAATTCCTATAAGTTTCATAGTTTCTTGCTGTTTATAGTA